CCTGGGTAGTGTCAACCGTATGGCTTCACACGTATGAAATAACCCTCTTTTCAGAGCGTTATTGTACGCTGAAACCATCCGTGGCAGCGAAGATGCGTTGTCTCGTGAGTACCAACCTCTCAAGTAGAATGGACTTACGTCCACTCCCTTGAAGGCGTCAAGACCGCAAGACTCTCTGAAGTTTCCTTCAAAGTAGCTTTTTGTGGTATTGATGCGAAAGCCCATTCGGGCCATCCAGTACTCAAAAGACGATCGACACTCCACGGGGATGATTATATCATCCCCGAAGACGGACACCTTTCCTTCGAGACTCTTGTAATCACACTGGAGCACTTCAGCGCAAACTGACAGTGCAACAGCAAGAAAAACAAGAGTCTCAACCGGAAAGGTCGTGGCATTCCCGCTTGTAGCATACATATGTAAGCTACTCTCCTCAGGTCTGTCGTGAGACACATCCTGAACGAGAAAACGGGTGCGCGCAGCGCACAGGTGAGAGAGCAGGTTAGGATTACTCCTAAAAAGCTCCTCAACGTGCCAAGTTGCTACCGTATCGCTGGCGGCGGATAAATCCACCGTCGCGAGGGTAGAAGTCTCAGATCCCGACCTACAAAGGGTCCGGTTCCTACTCTGATCGCGGAAATCCGCGAATCGGGATAGGGCCGACTCTGCAGTTCGGCACATGAAGAATCGCAACATTGATTGTTGGATAAACATGTGTTCTCCGGGTTCCGCGGCGATAAGCCGCGGTCCAGAAAAGGTCTTTGGGACCAGGCAAACGGTGCTACGAGGTTCTGCATTGCAGAACTCCGTGTCACCAGATGCCCAACTAGCCCAGCTGCTATGGCTATGGAAGCCATGGTCAGCAATGGGAAAGCGCTTCTCAAGTCTGTTTGACCAACTCGTCCACTCATATTTTGAGCGGAGGAGAAAGTCGGGACGTGAGATTGCCCCTGGTCCGTGTTTACATTTCCAGGTATCTGGGTCATAGTGACCTAACTCCTTGGAAATCCAGGCCGCTGCTCGAGCGAAACCTGGAGGGACGTCAGTAGACGGCGGTGCGCATTGTGCGACCTCCGTTGTCTCCCAGAACCTAGAAGGTTTTGGTAGACCTGAGTTGCAATCGAGAAAGTCATTTACGACTTGCACTTTTGCAGCTTGTGGACACTCGATGTCGTACTTCTTACCCACCAACAGAAGTTGGCGGATAAAGAAGACAGCTTCGATATCCACATCGTCCCGTAAACACCCATCTGATGAGAATACGCGTAAGTACAGTCCACCTAAAAATTTAGGTGTTTTGCACCCACCTCCTCGCCCCCCTGATAGGGGAAGTGAGGGATGGAAGTACGCGCCGTTAGCTAGGCACCGATCAAAGTGCTTTGCTAATTTTGGTAAGTCAACAAGAATTGTTGACAAACCTCGGCATCTCATCGAATGCGTGAAGCGCTCTTTGTCTTTCGACAATTCGCGCCTCAGTGTCGGGAAAGCATCAATAGCATCCGCTATTAACGCTTCCCAAATCAGGCTCAGGCCCTCGTAGCTTTTCAACATTGGCATTTTCCTTGTAGGAGAGTGCGGATGTTCTACGACGTAGGGAAACACAGAGATCATCTTTAACCGACTAGGTTAAAGATCACCGCAACGACCATTATCGACGACTGGCTAGTTTTGCCAGCCGGCGATATCGTTGAGAAATGAGTTTGAACTCGCAATAGCGAGGTCAGCCACCGCGTCTGCTAGAGATACATCCGTATCTCCAGCTAGACGTTCGTCTACAAAGTAGAATTTCTCATAGAACTCAGGAACGGAAACAGTGGCGAGTGTTGTTTTCACAAACTCGACATTGTGCCGATCATAAGATGGAACATTTCCCGTAGCTTTAGTCCGCGAATGGCGGATAAAGGCACGGTAAATGTGTGTTGCAGTTCGCAGGTAGTACTCACTCGAGTATCCATCCTGGTTGATCTTGACCAATGTACGGGAGGACCCGTCATTGATCACAAGTGTGTTTCCTAACATGGGAAAATCCTGATCTAAAAACTTTAGTCGGACTTTCTTCCGAGAGATCGCAA